AAAATCCTATGAGCCGTATACATAAATGCTGCCCCGAGCTCGGCGAGGTTAAATATAAGTTTAACCCTTGCGACTTTGCGGGCTACGGAAACACCGACGAGGAGCGGGACGCGCAACGATACAATAAGGCTACTTGGCTTTGGGGAAAGTTTAACCACCCTGCGGAAAAGCCTATGGAGCCTTTACAAAAGGAGTGCCCTATGTGGAAACAATACGGCGGAAAGTCAATTAAGACAAAGAACGCACGCAGCGCAACGCCGCTCGGCTTTGCCTACGGTTTTTACGCTACTAACCATAGCGAGGAGGTGTAGCAGATGTGCAAGGCTGTTAAGTGCCCGCAATGCGGACACGAATTTACACCCGAGCGGGCAGCAGTTAAGACGGGAGCCTGGACTACCGAGGAGGACGAGCTGTTGTTACACGGGTACCAAAAGGAGCGTAAGACTATCGCGCAGCTTTCCGAGGAGCTTAACCGCTCCCAGGACGCAACGCGCAACCGTCTATATTTGCTCCGTGGCGGAGGTAAGCCTAAAGGCGTAACCGCAAGCGTGCAGCTCTCGGCGAAAGAATTTGACGAAATGAGAGCGGCTCGCACCGAGGTTAAGAACGCCCGAAAGGTTGTAGAGCAGGCGAAAGCCACCGAGCGCGAGCTCTCCGCCTTTTATGCCCTGGGTAAACAGTTACTCAATGCAAGGCAAAACAAGCGCGCTATTGCCCCGCTTTTTGCGGAGCTGCAAAAGTTAGTAGATACATACGAAAATTTTTGAGGAGGCATAACCTTATGAACAGCAGTATTTTAACCGCTATTGAGTCCCTCTGCGACGATATAGCAACCAACACCAACCCCGAGGAAAACAAGAAAAGAGCCGAGGCGGTTGTTTCTCTTGCCTTTGCGGGCATTTTTACACCCGCAGAATATGACGACGAATACGAGGACGAAAGCTCCGAGGGCGAAGCGGCACCCGCTACAGATGTAAGCAAGCTACCGCAGGCGGGCGAGCGTTTTGTGCGTGGCGGTATTGAGTTTGTCGCTCTCGGTATGGAGCAGGGCGGCGTACTTGCAGTAGCTGCAAAGCGACTTGAGGACGAAATGGCATACGACGAGAACGGCTGCAACGATTGGCGCAAATCCTCTCTCCGTAAATACCTCAACGAGGAGTTTATAAAGAATTTCGATAAAGGCGACCTCCTCCCGTTTGTTTCCGACCTCACCTCCGACGACGGTATGACCGACTACGGCACCTCCGAGGACTTTGTGGCGTTGCTTTCGGACAACCTTTACCGCAAGTACCGTAAGTTTATGCCGCAGTATGATACCTGGGTATGGACTATTACTCCCTGGAGCTGCACCCCTGGGAACGCGCACAACGAGCGCCTTGTGAATACCTCGGGAGCGTTGCGCAACAGCGACGCGGGCTACGGGCACGGAGTCGCCCCCGCTTGTATTTTCAATCCCGAAATCTTTAAGTAATCTGCGCCGATAGGCGCACAAGGAGGCGGCAATATGGAAAAACACATTTTAACATACGCGAGCGGCGGCACCGATAAAACCGCCGTCGCAATTACAAAAATAAGAAACTCGGGCACCGACATTATAGGCGAGGTTGTTTATATGGGTACCGACGAGGGCGCAGTTATCCTCGAGGACTTAATAGAGCACCCAGGTTATAACGCTCTTGCTAAAGAGGTTAAGGAACTCCGCGACGCAGCAGAACGGCGCAGAGAGCGCACAATACGAAAAGTAGAGCAAGCTCTCGGGTTAAAGCTCTACGATTGGCAAAAAGCATTTATTTTCTACAATAAACCCTACAATTACTATGTAAGCGGCTATAGAGGAACGGGAAAAACCCTTGCTCATTGCCTCCGCCTTTGCTTATCCGAGGGCGAGCCGATTATAGCGGCACTCACACCTCCCACAAGGGCGAAAAACGAATTTTTGCGCTATCTCGGCGAGGACGGCTGCTCCATACACCGCTCGCAATTCTTTATAAATGAGTTGCGACAAGTTTATAACAAGCTCCTCGCAGCGGGAAATATCGACCTCCGCGAGATAACCTTTAGGAGGTAAATATGGAAAGTATCAAAATCGAAAAAGACGGCTCCGTAACTATTCCCGCGCCTGGCAATATGAAAATTACCGTAGAAATGACCGAGGGACTCTTTGAGGAGTTTATGCAATTCCGAAAAAGTAAAGACGAATACGACAACCGAGCCTCAAGAGAAATCGAGGGCTTGCGCCGCCGTATGAACAATTTAGCCTCGGCTGTAATTAAATCGGCAGAGGGCGCAACCCCCAAAGAGAAAAAAGAGGCTAAAGAGGACGCGCTCGAGCTCGCTAACGATTGGTTTTGTTAGGAGGCTGCTATGGGATATAGAAAAGTATCAGCAGCGGAGCAAGTCTATTACATTATTAAATATGCGGTGCGGCAGGCGACAAAACGCCTCCGCTCCCGCCTGGGCTATTGGCTAAAGCCTGGCAAAGGCTGCCGCCATTGTTGCCTATGGTGCAAATACTACGAGCAATGCCGCTCGGAGGAGGTGGAGTAAATGAGCAACGGCGTTATTATTACCGCTATTATTTGCGCTACGCTTATTGTGTTAGTGCTTATCAGCAATAAAAAGAAATAAGGAGCGGGCTATATGGATTTTCAACAGCTTAACGAGGCTTTAATGAACGGACAGCCCGTAGAGCATAACGGTATCGTTTATAAATGCGTTTCGGCTATTATCAAGCGAAACAAGAACGGGAAACCCGTATACACCGCAGAGCTCACCGACAGAAATAACAACAGCGTTTCTATTGTGGAGCCTGCAAAAATTAAGGAGGTTGTTTTATGACTCACAAAAAAAGCCGCCGCACCGTGAGCAAAGCGGAGCGACGAGTTATTACCTTTATTATATGTATATTCCTTATCGGAGCAATTATAGGCGGCGCAACCGTGGCGGTTGTATCAGCTTTCAGCGGCTCCGAGCCTGCGCCTAAACTATCGGACGAGCTGTACGGTACCCGCGACGGTAGATACATAACCGAAAACGGCGGGCTTACCTTTTATTACGAGCTCGGCTCCGAGTTTGAGCCGCTCGAGTGCGCGTTACCCGTCGAGCTGCAAGAGTTTACCTATTATCTATGCGAGGCTTACTATATCGACTTTGAGTTTGCTATGGCTCTTATGTATACGGAGTCCTCTTTTAGAGCTGATGTAGTGAGCGGGACTAACGACTACGGCTTAATGCAGATTAACAAATGCAATCACGCGGAGCTCTCCTCCGCCCTGGGTATTACCGATTTTAACGAGCCGTACCAAAACATACGCGCGGGGCTTTATATCCTCCGCCGCTTATTTGAAAAGTACGACGAGCCCGCCCTGGTATGTATGGCTTACAATATGGGCGAGTATGGAGCCTCTACCCTTTGGGATAAAGGCGTATATGAAACAAGCTACTCTATTAAGGTACTCTCCAAAGCGGACGAGTACGAGGCACAACGAAAGTAATAAAAAAGCGGCTACCACTCCGCCCGAGTGATAGCCGCCGCAGCCGCCTTTGTGCTGCTCAATTTCCTTTAATTATTATAGCACAGAGGCAACGAAAAGTCAATAGAAACAAGAGCAAAAAGCGGCTCTATTTCGGGCTCGTAATGGATAATAACTTAACGACCAAATAGAGCACAGTACCCGAGCGGGTTATATATACCCTCTCTCTGTTGGCTTTCATAGATAACCCGAGTAAATAAGGCTTTTGCTTATAGCGTGGTTTGACCGCGTTATGAGATTTTAGCATAAGGGAACGAGGGCGGAGCGTGTATGTGCTGCCTGCTCCGTCTTTTCTCAATTCCCTTATGGAAAACGAAAGCGTTAAACCTCGGGGTTTGGGGCAGAGCCCCAAGAGTAAACACGGAGGTTAAAATATGCGTTGCCTATACAGAGAAAAGAAACACTATTGCGGCGAATATTTGGAGGTTGACATATTCCCCGTATTTGAGTATCAGCGAGGACGGAGCAAAAAGCGTAAGCCAACCTCGGAAACTCAAAAGAAACTCAACCAACGAAACGCAGAGCGAAAGTTAATACGCCTGCTTAATACGAATTTCACCAAAAAGGACATAAGGTTTGACCTTACATACAGCGACGAATACTACCCAGGCTCACCCGAGGACGCACAAAGGGAAATGCAAAATTTCCTCCGCAGGGTAAAACGGTACCGCAAAAAACACGGCTTACCCGAGCTCAAGTATGTAGCAGTTACCGAAATCGGCAAGAAAAACGCCCGCCTGCACCACCATATCGTTATGAGCGGCGGTATTGACATTACCGAGCTTGCCGATATTTGGGGCAGAGGCTACACAACAGCAAAGCCTCTACAGTTTGACGAGTACGGCATTGTCGGTATTGCAAAATATCTCGTTAAAGAGCCGATACTCGGTAAGCGTTGGTGCGCGTCCCGCAATCTCGAGCAGCCGAAAACCTCCGAGAGGGACGGCAGGCTGCCGCAATACAAGGTTAAGCAATTCCACGACAGCGGCTACGACAACCGCGAGGAGCTCGAAAAACTCTACGAGGGTTACGCCCTGGCAGATGTAAAGCCGTATTTTAACGAAATTAACGGCGGCTATTATTTAACCGTCCAAATGTACAAGAAACCCGCTCCGAAACGGAGCCGAAAGCGAGGGCATTATGAACGACAATAAGACCTACTCCCAGGGAAAGGAGAAAAAGAAAATGTCTATGTATATTTTTCCCGTTGCGCTTATTTTGCTTGATGTGGGCGCGGCGATTATGTGTATTATCGGCAAAGACTATAAACGCGCTGTATATTGGCTCGCCGCTGCGGTGCTCAATGTAACAGTAACATTTTAGGAGGTTGACAAAATGAGAGTTGTACTCGACAACGGCGCAATTATGCCTACCAGGGCTCACGCCACAGACGCAGGCTATGACCTTTACGCCAGGGAGCAGCAAATAGTACCCGCTCAAGAGAGCGCGTGTTTTGATATTGGCGTACATATCGAAATCCCCGCAGGCTATGTCGGCTTTTTGAAAAGCAAAAGCGGGCTTAATGTCAAACACGGCATTACAAGCGAGGGAGTTATCGACGCAGGCTATACGGGGAGCATTGTTGTTAAGCTCTATAACAACAGCGGCTTTGATTATACCGTACACAAGGGCGACAAAATAAGCCAAATAGTATTATTGCCGATTTTTACGCCCGAACTCGAGCAAGTAGACAAGCTCGAGGAAACCGAGCGCGGAGCGGGAGGCTTTGGCAGCTCGGGAAAATAAGCATTTTTCGGAGGTGTAGCAATGGCTATTTTAACACCCGAGCAGGCGGCAGCTTTCGAGGAGGCAGCCGCAGCATTTAAGAAACTCGCAGAGGCGTTAAACGAATTTGCCGAAAGTATCAAAGAAAATTACGGGGACTTTTTGGAGGAGCTCAAGGAGTGCGTAGAAATTCCCGAGCGGGAAACCTACGAGCCTTGCTTAAAAATCGGCTTTCCGAAAGCTCCGCAAATTGCAATTAAACTATGGCGAAAAAATCGCGCTTTGTTTAGACCATACAAGAGAGGTATTTAACTCTCACTATCAAAGCGTAAAGGAGGTTTTTGTATGAATTATTTTAAGGCAGCGGAGCAAGTGCTCGGCTCCGTCCCTACGCTCAAAAGGGCGTTAGAAAATTTAAGAAACAGAGAGCAACGCTTAATTGAGCAGGGCAAGCCTCGAGAGCCTGGGGCTATCGACTATAGCAAGCCGTTTACGGACTCGCATTTTGTAAGCGACACTCTTAACGAGCTTTTGGAGCTTTCGGAGTGCTCCCGAAATATCGCAGAAACGGAGCGCACGCTCGCGGAGGTTGAGGGCATTATAGAGCAGCTCTCCGACGAACATAAAAAAGTCGTCGTTTTGTGGTATATCGAGAAACGCTCAAAAGAGGCTATAGCGGAGGCTTTGTATGTGGAGTCGCCTACGACGGTTTACAACCTCCGAAATAAAGCCGTAGCGGAGTTTGCTTTGCTCTACTACGGAGCCTCTGCGTTGCCCTCAATTTAGGGCATTTGAAAAAACGCTGTATAGAAACTTGCTTTTTGTGGTGGTAAACTGATACCGTAGAAATTGACGGTTAAGCGAGCTGCTGCAAAGCGGCTCGTTTTGTCGTTGTATCGGGAGCAGATATAGCACTACAACGGCGGAGAGGGCGGGACGCTGCTATATGAGAGAATTTGCACGCAAGTTTTATTTGAGCACAGCCTGGCGAGAAACCAGGGAATATATATACAAGCGCGATATGGGACTATGTGTACGGTGTGGTAGACCTGGCGAAATAGTACACCACAAAATACACCTCACACCGCAGAACATAGACAACCCGAGTATTACGCTATCCGAGGACAACCTCGAGCTTGTATGCCGTGAGTGCCACGCTATAGAGCACGAGGGACAGCCTGCCACAGCAGCGGGCTTAATGTTCGACGACGAGGGAAACCTCGTAGAAAGAGAGGGCTACCTATGAGCAGAGTATGCGAGGTAATTATATACACGAGTAACGCGGCATTGTCTTTCAATGTCGAGGCTACTACTACGGACTTTCAAGCGCGGCTCGCGTCAGCTCTTGAGGAGGGCACCGTTATTCTCGATACTGTCGAGGGCACAAAGTTAATACTAAACGCTATCAATGTTGTAGCGATTGAGGTACACGCAGCAGCCGACGCGACAGCCGAGAAAACGCAGACACTCCCCCCCGTCAAAAAAGTTTGATGTTGTTTTTTATGAACCGTCAAGGAGTCCCTTTTATGACCGCCCCTTGTGTGTATTACCCCCCTACCCTTAACGACCAAAGAAAGGAGTTTTAGCTTGGACGATACATTATATACGCGACAGAAAAAAGAGCAAAACAGAATTAAGAAAATTTACAAAAATCTACCCAAAGAACAGCTCGAAATCGCTAAAAAATTGATTGAAAGAGCCGCATATATGCTCGTTTCTTTGGAGGATATGGAGGCAAAAATTAACGAGGACGGGCTCGTAGTTAAAATGCCGCAGGGTGCCTACACTATCGAGCGAGCGCACCCTCTTTTACAGCCATATAACGCAATGGTAAAGAACTATAACGCCACAATTAAGCAGCTCTCGGAACTCTCCCCGAGCACCGAGGCGGAAAAGGCGGGGCAGGCTCTTATGATGTTTGCCACTAAACCAAACAAGGCAGCTAAAAAAGCTTGAATTGGGTTAAAGAATACTACCGCCGCATAGAGAGCGGCGAAATAGTTACGAGCAGGCGGGTTAAAGCCGTCTACTCTCGCCTTGTGGCGGAAATGGACGCACCCGCACCCGATTTTCCGTATTATTTCGACGAGGAAACGGGCGAGCGTCCTATACTCTTTATCGAAACATTTTGCAAGCAATCGCAAGGAACTATCGGAGCTCCCCTCGAGCTTGAGCTATTCCAAAAGGCATTTATACAGCTCCTTTTCGGTTGGCTTGAAAAAGACACAGACTACCGACGCTTTCGAGAAACTATGTTTTTGTGCGGGCGTAAAAACGGTAAGTCTACTTTGCTTTCGGGCATTGCGTTATATATGCTGATTGCCGACTATGAGGGCGCAGCGGAAATATACTCCGTAGCGACCAAAAAAGACCAGGCAAAAAAGGTACTTACCGAGGCTGTCAATATGATTAAACAATCTCCCGAGCTGCGGGCGGTTGTTAAAAAGCGGAGAAATGATGTTTATTTCCCTGCTACCTCCTCCGTGTTTGAGGCTCTCGCCTCGGACTCAAACACCCTCGACGGTTTGAACTCTCACGCCGTTATTATAGACGAGCTGCACGCTATACGCGACAGAAACCTATACGAGGTTATGAAACAGTCCACCTCCTCGCGCCGTCAACCTCTCGTCGTTATGATTACGACAGCGGGTACGGTGCGCGAGTGCATTTTTGACAATATGTACGAGCTTGCCTGCGACCTCGCAGACGGAAAGAAAAAGGACGACACCTTTTTACCTATCCTCTACGAAATCGACAGCCGCGACGAGTGGACTAACCCGCAAATGTGGATTAAAGCTAACCCAGGGCTCGGAGCTATCAAGCAATATAAAACCCTTGCCGCCTTTGTTGAGAGGGCTAAAAACAACCCCGCCGACCTACCAGGCGTGCTATGCAAGGATTTTAACTACCGCGAGAACGATAATAGCGTATGGCTCTCTTACGACCAAATTAAAAACGACGCTGTTTTCGATATGTCGGAGGTATACAACACCTACGCTATAGGCGGCTGCGACCTGTCGGCTACTACCGACTTAACGGCGGCAACGCTGTTAATACGCAAGCCCGACGACAAGACGGTGTATGTATTGCAGCACTATTTCCTCCCGCAGGCTCGCGTAGAGCACCTCGAGGAAAAGAATACAAACGAGGCTCCCTATAGGCTATGGGCTGACCGTGGCTTGCTTACTATCTGCGACGGCAACCGCGTTACTTTTTCTGATGTTACGGCGTGGTTTTGTCAAATGCGCGACGAGCACAAAATAGACGCTTTCAAAGTTGGCTATGACCGAGCGTTAGCGGGCTATTGGGTGGAGGAAATGAAAAGCAACGGCTTTACTATGGAGCCCGTGGCGCAGGGTCCTTTTACCTGGAGCCAACCTATGCGAGAAATGGGAGCGGCTTTCGCGGACAAGATAGTAAACTACAACAAAAACCCGATTTTAATTTGGTGCCTATCCAATACGGCAGTAAAGAAAAGCGGGGTTAATAATATTCAACCCGTCAAGATAACCGATAAACGCCGCATTGACGGGGCGGTATCGTTACTTAACGCTTGGGTTATCTATGTAAAATATTACGACGACTTTATGTACAATGTGGGGTGAAAAAATGAAAGAAAGACGAGGACTTTATGAGCTTATCTTTGGCAAAGAGCCTCCGCGCGAGCAGAGCTTTACCGAGTTTAGGCTCCTCAATTCCTATCAAACGAATTTTGTACCGTTTTCGGGCAATGCCTGGGAGGTAAACACCGTCCGCGCTGCTATTCACTCTTTCGCCCGCAGAGCGGCAAGGGTGCAACCGCGACATATCCGAAAAGGCGACGGAAAATTGCAAGATGTGGAGGGCAGCAACCTTAACTACATTTTGCAGTACCAACCTAACCCGCTTACGACGGCGTACAAATTCTACTACCGCCTGGCGGCGCAGTACAAGCTCTATAATAACGCTTTTATTTTTCCCGTGTGGAACGAATACACGGGCAAGCTCGAGGCTATGTACAATATCAACGCCCAGGAAATAAAGCTGCTTGAGCACCAGGGAGAGCTATACTTAAAATTCCGTTTTTACGGCGGGAAAACCTATACTTTCCCGTACACGGATATTATACATATCGGCTCTATGTTTGCCGATAATGAGCTTTTCGGCAGCAGCAATAACGCGCTTTTGCCCGTTTTGAAAACGGCGGACACCTTTAACCAATCTATGGGTAAGTTTGCCGAGCTTGTGGCGGTTGTACGCGGTATTTTGAAAGTTGCAGCCTCCACAAAAAACGAGGACTTAAAAAGCCGCCGCGACGACTTTATACGAGATAACCTCAAAATGGAGAACAACGGCGCGGGCGTTATCGTTACCGACAATAAGTACGAGTATACGCCTATCCAGGACAAGCAAACGCCACTCCCGCAGGGGCAGCTCCAATATATCAAGACCGAAATTTACGACTACCTCGGCACTAACGAGGCTATCGTACAAAACAAAGCTACACCCGACCAGGAGGACGACTTTTACGACGGCGAAATCAAGCCGTTTTATATGCAGCTTGAGCAGGCTTTTACAAATTGTTTCTTTACCCGCAAAGAGCGCGGCTACGGTAACGAAATTGTCGCAGAGGGAAACAAGCTCCAATATGCGAAACTCTCCGACAAGCTCGCAGCGGTTAAGTATCTCTCCGAAATCGGCGGCTTAATGCTCGACCAGGCATTAGTAACGCTCGGCTTTCCGCCTATCGGCGGCGAGGAGGGCAAACGCCGCGTACAGACGCTCAATATGGTTAATGCGGCGAAAGCCGACGAGTACCAATTAGGCGACAAGGGAAAAGAAAAAACACCGCCCGCAGGCACCGAGGACGACGAGGACGACCTCGAGGACGGTACCGCACCCGCTGCGGCACCTAAAAAGGGCGAGAACGACGGAGAGGAGGACGAGTAAATATGCCTTATAAACCAAACGAGAGGGAGTATAGAGCATTAGCTCCGTTTACTACTCCCGACGACGACAGCAGCGACGAGCTCGTGCTGCGCGGTACCCCTATTGTGTTTGATACGCCTACCGTTATTTGCGAATTTGACGGAGTACAGTACAAAGAGGTTATCGCTCGCGGTGCTCTTGACGGCTGCGATATGTCGGATTTTATCTTTAATCGCAACCACGGGCAGAACGACTCTACCGTGTACGCCCGCACTCGTAACAAATCCCTCGACTATTCCATTACGGATAGAGGGCTCGACATTGCGGCACACCTCGACAGCGAGGACGAGCGGCACCGCAATCTACACCGTGATGTTATGAAACGCCGCGTTGATAAAATGAGTTTTTCGTTTATTGTGAGGGAGCACTCCTACGACAGAGAAACCCACACAAGGACGATAACTAAAATAAAAAAGCTGTTTGATGTTTCGGCGGTGGATTTTCCCGCATACAACGAAACAAGCATTACAACGGCAAGAGGCTTTTTCTCGGAGGAGCACGAGAAAGAGTTTAAGGCGTTGGAGGAACGCGCACGCCGTCAAAAGCTAATAGCTTTAACCTACTGTTAAACCCCTAAAAAAATCAAAACGACAAGGAGAAAAGAACTATGTTTATTAAGCGTATGAAAGAAATTAACGACCGCAAGGCGGAACTCCGCGCAATGCTCCAGGGTACGGACGAGGTAAACCTCGACGAAATCGAAAAGGAGTTGCGCGAGCTCGATACCGAGTTTAAGGAGCTTGAAAAGAGAAAGGCTACTATCGACGGTATCAATATGGGCACTATCCCCGCTACCGAAATTCCTAACCCCGTTACAGCTCGTGCAGATGTTGCAAGCGACAGCGAAAAGGAATACCGCGCAGCTTGGCTCCGCAGTGTTAGAGGGCTTGAGCTCTCCGACGCTGAAACAAGAGCCCTTACTACTGCTGCGGGCTCTGTAGGCTCTGCGGTGCCTACTATCACTCAAAACAAGATTATCGAGAAAGTTAAGCAGTATTGCCCGTTGCTCGATAAAATCGACTTGCTCTATGTGCCTGGCGGCGTAAAGGTGCCTGCCGAGGGTACCACTACCGACGCAAAGACTCACGCGCAGGGCGCAACCATTACCGCCGACGCAGATACTCTCGTAGAGGTTGCGTTGGCAGGCTACGAGGTTACAAAGCTCGTAACTATTTCAAAGTCTGTCGAGAAAATGTCTATTGACGCTTTCGAGAATTGGCTCGTAAATAAGATTGCCCGCAAGATTGCGGAGAAAATCAGCCAGCTTATCGTATACGGTAGCGGCAGCGGCGAGGCGCAGGGCTTTGACAAAATCACCTGGACGGCTGCTAACTCTGTTACTGTTGCAAAGGCTGCCTCTCTTGCTGCTGCTGATGTTAAAACCCTCGTGGGCTTGCTCAACGGCGGCTACGACAACGGCGCAGAGTGGCTTATGAGTAAAACTACTTTCTTTGCTGATTTCCACCCCCTTATGAATAACAGCAAGGATAATATTGTTACTCACGAAAACGGCGTATACCGCGTAATGGGTTATCCCGTTAGCTTTGACGATAGAATTACCGCACACGAGGGCTACCTCTGCAATATCTATCGTGGTTATATCGGCAATATGCCCGAGGAAATCAATGTTACCTCGCAGTTTGTAACCCGCGAAAACGCCTACGATTTCTTGGGCTGCGCTATGTTCGACGGCAAGGTGCAGGCTATCGAGGCTTTCGTTAAGTTTATTAAGGCTACTGCCTAATAACAGAGGGCTGACCTATGGCGAATATCTCAAAGCAATTTGTTTATGATGTTCGCCGATACCTACGCATAAGCCATACTCATTTTGACGCAGAAATTACCGACCTAATAGGAGCGGCGCAAGCCGACCTCCTATTAGGCGGTATCAAAGCGGCAAAGGTTGAGGACGAGAGCGACGCTCTTATAAAGCGGGCTATTGTCTGTTATGTAAAAGCCGAGTTTGGACTCGATAACGCGGACGCTGAAAAGTACCGCAACAGCTACGAAATGCTCAAGCGGCATTTGCAGCTATCAAGTGAATATATCGAGGAGGCGTAGCTATGTATTGGCGAGAAATCGGCTTTTTGTGCGTGGAAACAGAAAAGCTCGACAAGCTCCGCAAGCCGTATAAGGACTACGAGAAACGCGAGGTTTTTTGTAATTCTAAAGGCGTAAAGAGAAACGAGTTTTACCAGGCACAAGCCCAGGGCTACCGCCCCGAGCTTTGCGTAGAGATTAAAGAGCTCGACTATAACGGAGAGGGACACTTTGAGTATAACGGCAAGATGTACCGAGTTATCCGTACATATCCCGTTAAAAACGAGTGCCTCGAGCTGATATGTCAAGCTCTCGTAGTCGAAACCACTTAAAGCGAGAGGAGGTAACGCCCTTATGAAAGTAAATACCGAGGTATTTATAACAGCTCTTACGGAGCGGGTTAATACCATTTTGCCGACGACCTACGAGGAGGCACCTACAAAAAACGCGCCTCCGATTTTTGCAGTAGTCAGCGGCATTAACATTATTGACCTCGAGAGCGGCGACCTCGCCTCTTTCTATATTGATGTTTGGGCGGACGAAAAAGCCGCCGACGCAACAATAAACCTCGAGAGGGCGTGCGACAGCCTCCGCAACGGGCTTTATAATGCCATTATAGCCGCGCCTGGCTTGTACGGGCATATCGGCTTTGACAACCAAAACACCGTAGCCGACAGCGAGTTTGACATAGCGCACCGTCGCTTGTCTATGTCGGCAAGACTATTCTACTATTAGGAGGTAACGCAATGGTTACTAATCTTACAAAACAGCAAATCGAGAATATCCAAATTGACGAGTCGTTAATTTTTCTCGATTACGGCGAGGAAACAGAGCGTTTCCTTGCGCCGACTCGCGGCGGCGGCGAATTTGGAGCAACAATTACCGTCCGCGACATTGAGTTTGACGGCAAACGCGGCAAGACAGCGGGCACCCAGGTTATCGAGGAGCAGGGAGCCTTTATTAAGGCTACTACTCTTTGTATGAGCCAGGAAAACCTCGCGCTTGCTATTCCGAGCTGCGTTATTGAGGATAACGACGGAAAGACTATCCGAAACCCTAAATCGGGCGTAATTCCTTTGAGCGCATACCTCAAAAATGTTACTATGTTTGCAAAGCTTGTCGGCGGCAAATTCAAAAAAATCACCATTTATAACCCTATGCACGAAACGGGCTTTAATGTAAAAGCCGTACAGAAAGCAGAGGGCGAACTCGGGCTCGAGTTACTCGCGCACTATCCGTACAGCGACCTCGACGGCGACTTGTGGAAAGTGGACGAAATTTCCGCGTTTCCCGAGCGGGCGGCAGCCGCAGCGGTAAATACAGAGGGCGAACAGCCCGCCGCAGACGGCGGCACCGACGACGGTACCAACACCGAGGAATAATACCAGGATTTAAGGAGGAGCCAAATTATGCTTACTATTAAGACAATGCCTATGCTGCTTAAAGTTGTAGGCAAGCTCGATATTAAGCCCGCTGTAGAAATGCTAAAAGGGCTTGATATTTTCGAGGACACCACCAACGCAAAGGACGCTATGAAACAGCTTTCCCGTGAAAAGGTGGGTATTTTAGCTTGCGAAATCTTATGCGAGCTTACCCCGCAGCTCGGCAAGATTGCCGACGACCTCCCGCCCCTCGTGGCGGCTTACTACGATATTTCCCTCGAGGAGGCGTACAAGAAAGACGCAGCCGAGGTAATTAACGACCTTATCAACGACGAGGGTATCGTAAGTTTTTTCAAGCGTGCTCTACGAAAGAAAGTAGAGCAAGGAGCTTAACGCTACTGCATAAATACTACGATTGGCAGCTTATCGAGAGTCTACCTTTAACGGCTCTCGGTGAGCTGCTTTCTTTCGCACACAAAGAGGAGGAACGCCTGCAAAAAGCGGAAATCGAAAAGCGGCTTTTTCCTTTGTGGCTCGTAAATTATGCGGTATCAAAAATAAAACCAGGGCTCGAGGTTATGGACTACGCCGAATTTGTAGCAAGCGTGCTTTCGGACGAGCCTGCCCCGCAGCCTAAAGCAAAAAAAGAAAGAACAGCCGAGGACATTATGGCGGAGCTTATGCCGTTTGTCGAGGCTGATAAACGGAAAGGAGGCTAACCTATGGCAAGTATTTTCCGCGTACTCGGTGAAATTTTCATTGATAGCGCAGAGGCTAACAAAAGTATTGACACTACAACAGAAAAGGCGGAAAAGAGCGGCTCAAAGGTAGGCTCCGCTTTCGCTGCTATCGGCAAGGGTGCCGCCGCTATGGGCGCGGCGGTTATAACGGGAGCCGCGGCTGTCGGTACCGCCGCTTACGGTATGGCAATGAAAACAGCCGAGCAAGCCGATTATATCGACAAGCTCTCCGAGAGAACGGGAATAAACCGCGAGGAGCTGCAACGGTGGAAACACGCTGCCGACCAAAGCGGCGTTAGTGTTGACTCTTTCAAAAACGGTATTAAGAAAATGTCTGATGTTGTGGACGACGCAAACAACGGCTCGAAAACAGCAGCAACAGCTATAGAGCGTTTGGGGCTATCCCTGGACGACCTTAACGCTATGTCAACCGAGGAAAAGTTTAACACCATTACCGCAGCTCTTGCGGATATGGAGGACGGCGCAGAGCGTAACGCCCTGGGTAACGACCTCCTCGGAAAAAGCTATACCGAAATGCTACCGCTGCTTAACGCAGGCTCCGAGGGTATGGCGGCTCTAAAGAAAGAGGCGGACGACCTCGGTATAGTTATGTCGGAGGACACCGTAAAAGCGGGCGTAGTCCTCGGAGATACGATAGCAAACATTAAGGACGCTTTCGGCGGGCTTATGAACAGAATAGGCGCGGCGGCAATTCCGCTTATACAAAAAGTCGCCGATATGATAATAGCGGGACTCCCTAAAATTCAAGCCTTATTTGATAGGCTTATACCCGTTATTACAAGTATTTTCGAGCAGCTCTTACCGCCTTTGTTTACGCTGATTGAAACACTATTCCCCGTCCTTATGGATTTAGTAACGGCTCTGCTGCCTCCTATTGAGTCGATTATTACGGCAATTCTGCCCGTTATAATCAGCCTATTTCAGCAGCTCCTACCGTTCCTTATCCAAATTATAGAGCAAGTGCTCCCTATAGTGGTTGACCTAATTAACGGGCTTATGCCGCTTGTTATGCAGATTATAAATACGGTACTACCTATCCTTATTCAGCTAATACAAGCGATTTTACCGCCTATCTTGCAAATTATCCAGGCTATACTCCCCGTTGTAATTCAGCTTTTGCAGATGTTACTACCGCCTATTTTGCAGATAGTAAATACCATTTTGCCCGTAATTATAAACCTTATCAACCTTATTTTGCCGTTGGTGGTACGCATTATCGAGGCTATTTTGCCCGTGATTATTCAGTTAATCGAAATGCTATTGCCTCCGATTTTGCAAATTATAGACCAGGTATTGCCTATCCTCTTAAAGTTAATCGAAACTATCGTGCCTATCGCTATACAGATAATCGAGGCTATTTTGCCCGTGGTTATCTCGCTGCTTGACGCGCTCTTGCCCGTTATTCAGCCGATACTCGATATTTTAATGATACTGTTAGAGCCTCTCCTGGACTTGCTCAACCTCATTTTACCGCCTTTGTGCGACTTTATTAAAATGCTGTTTGACAAGCTCTTACCGCCCCTGCAAAAGGCTTTCTCGGGCGTAGCGGATATTGTCGGCGGCGTTTTCAAAAACGCCTTTGAGGGCATTAAAAAGGTTTTCGAGAATGTCAAGGGAATTTTCCAGGGCATTATCGACTTTGTTAAAAATGTCTTTACGGGTAATTGGCGCGGAGCCTGGGACGCAGTAGTAAGTATTTTCAAGAATATTTTTGAGGGTATCAAAAACGCCTTTAAGGTGCCTATAAATTGGATAATTGACGGCATAAATGTATTTATCCGAGGGCTTAACAAGCTAAAAATACCCGATTGGGTACCAGGCGTAGGCGGTTTAGGACTCAATATTAAGGAACTCTCCCGCCTCCGTATCGGTATGGAGTATGTGCCTTACGACGAGTACCCCGCGTTGCTCCACAAGGGCGAGCGCGTATTGACCGCAGGCGAAAACAAGGAATACTCCGCCGCTATGTCTGCGGCGGCAGCAGGCGACGACAAAGAGGGACGGCTCGTTATCAAAATCGAGCTCGGCGAAAAGGCTATTTACATTGAAAACCTCAAAGGCGACAGCGAGCAAGATGTAGAGAGCTTTGTTGACCTCTTGTTAGAGCTTATAGCCGAGAAAATCCAAAGAAAGGGAGTTGTATTTGCATAATGGAAAAATTACCGTTTTTTATGTTCAAAGACCATAGCTCCCTCGAGTTTGGGCTGCTTATTTCCGAGAAAGGCTCCTACAAGGGAGCCTCTCGGGATATTAGCTATACAAGCGTCCCAGGGCGCAGCGGCGACCTTATCACAGACAACGGACGCTATAAAAATATCAAAATCCCGTATAACTGCGTATTGCTCAACAATACCGAGCGGGAATTTGTCGAGCTTACACACCAAATTAAAGGTTGGCTCCTGGCGGAGCAGGGCTATTTCCGTTTGTGGGATAGCTACGATAAAAAGTATTTTCGCCTGGGCTCCTACTCCGACGAGGTAGACATAGAGCAAGAGCTCCGCGACCTCGGCGAGGTAAAGCTCTCTTTTAACTGTAAGCCGTTTAAGTATTCTTTCGAGGGACAGCAGCCCGTCGTATTCACGGCAGCAGGCACCCTCTACAATGCAGAGTTTTACCCGTCCGCGCCGTATATCAAAATCACGGGCAGCGGGACGGTTACTTTAACCGTAAACAATGACTCGTTTACCTTTACGGATATTGACGAGTATATCGAGGTAGACTCCGACATTATGAACGCTTATAAGGGCATACAGCCCCAAAATAACAAAATGTCGGGAGCGGCTTTCCCTACGCTGCTACCTGGCAGCAATGCTATTTCCTGGGTTGGTGATGTTACGCAGCTCGAAATCGTCCCGAGGTGGTGCTGCTTATGATACCAATTTTATACGCAAAGAACGAGAGCACATTTACGCATAACGGTATCGGCTTTCTAAAAGACGCTACAAAGTGTACCGTAACCGAGGAGCGTAACGGCTCCTATGAGTGCTCTTTACAGTACCCTATTACGGGACAATGGTACGACCAAATTACGGAGGGCTGCATTATCAAGGCGAAAGCCAACGACACGAGCGAGCCGCAGCTATTCCGTATTTACAAATCGAGCAAGCCTCTTAAAGGTGTTGTTACATATTCAGCGGAGCATATCAGCTACGACCTTAACGGCATACCGACTCTCGGTTTTTCCGTTAAAAATGTAACGCCGCAAGCGGCTATTACTCGAGCTATCCAGGACGCGGGCTTACCGTCCGCGTTTACTGCTATAAGCGATATTTCCACCCTCAACAGCTCGACCATTTTAACGCCTTGCTCCGTCCGCGCTATCCTGGGCGGGCAGGCGGGCTCGGTACTTGATGTGTGGGGCGGCGAGTTTGAGTTTGATAATTTCGTAGTCAAGCTCCATAAGCACCGCGGCTCCGATAGAGGCGTAAGTATCGAGTACGGTAAAAACTTAAAAGACCTCAAGCAAGAGGCAAATATAGCCGATTGCTATACGCACCTTATGCCGTATGCTCGCTACTCCCAGGACGGAGAGGGCGACGAGAAAATAGAGGTATATGTTTACCTCTCGGAAAAGGTGCTGCCTCTTAACAACGCCGAAAATATCGGACACAGTAAAGCCTATATTATGGATTTTACAGACCGTTTCGGAGAGGGAGAGGCAGTTACAGAGGAGGCTTTGCGAGCCAAAGCTACCGCATACGCTGCGGCGGCGGAGCTCGGCGTGCCAAAGGTTAATATTACCGTTTCTTTTATTCAGCTATGGCAGACCGAGGAATATAAAAACATAGCACCTCTTGAGCGGGTTATGATGTGCGATACCGTCGCCGTCCGATTTTCAAAGCTCGGCGTAACGGCTCGCGCAAAGGTTATAAAGACGACCTATAACACCCTCGAGGAGAAATACGATAGCGTCGAACTCGGCGACGCTAAAAGCTCGTTTGCGGACACCGTAAACAAGCAGCAGGCGGCTATAGAGGAAATTAAGACCTCTGTAAAAAAAGGGCAGGCAGAGGCTACCGAGCAGCTCAAAAAGGCGATAGCAAACGCTACAAGCCTTATTACGGGACACTCGGGCGGCTATGTCGTCCTCAACCCTGCGGAAAAGCCGCAAGAAATCCTCATACTTGACGCGCCTACCCTCGAGGAGGCTGTTAATGTGTGGCGGTGGAATAGCGGCGGCTTGGGTTACTCCTCTACGGGCTACAATGGCGAGTACGCGCTCGCTATGACAATGGACGGCGCAATAGTCGCCGACTTTATTAACGCGGGTATTCTTAACGGTGCCCTCTTGCAGGCGGACTCGGTGCAAGCCTCCTCTATCTCTCAAGAGTACAAAACGGCGGTTACAAACGAAATCGGCGTAGCTACCTCGAGCGTAGAGCAGGCGTTTATCGCAGCCGACGAGCACCTATTGAGCGTTATTAAAGGCATTGAAACCGTTTTTTACGGTGATATAGAAACCCTCGAAACGACCATATCAAGCCTCGAGCAGAAAATAGACAGCTTGACGCTCTCTTATACCACCAAAACAACGGGCGGTATAAACAATATTAGAAACTCGAGCGGCTTAAATGGCGTTTCGGACGATTGGAGCTATACGGGCTCGGTTGTAGCGCAACAGACGGCAGACGCGGTAAACAATACCGCCTCGGGCTCTATGTTTCGCTTGCGCGTCGGTACCCTATCGCAAGAAATAACCGTTTTGCAGGGTAAAGAGTATACGCTGACCTTTAAGGCAAAAAGAGGCACCGCTAACCGTTGCTATGTGCTTATCAATAACGGCGGTAACGATACCTTTATTTTTGACGAGCAGGCAATAAATAACACCTGGGCGGAGTATTCTTTAACCTTTACGGCAGCAGGTAACACCGTAACGCTTACAGCGGGTACTACGGGCTATTATTTGTATGTGGCGGACTTTATGTTAGCGGAGGGCAGCCAAAAACAAAATTGGACTCCCGCGCCTAACGAAATCTATACCGAAAATGTAAAGATAGACCGCCGAGGCATTAACATTACGAACTCCGAGAGCTCCACAGAAACCATTATAGACCATACGCAATTTGCAGTTAAGCACGCGGGAGCGGTAGTCCTTACCGTAAACAAAGACCTTACTACTTTACGCAAAACCGAGGTAACGGACGAGCTGACAGTAGGCAAAGGCAAGTTTGTACCGCAGAGCGCGGGGCTTGATATTGTACTGCTCGATTAAGGAGGCGACACTATGGCAACATTTAAGAGTAATTCTTATGAGGGCAGATACTTACAGCTCACTATTACCGAGTCTGTAAATGTAAAGGCTAACACCTCTACGCTTACCTGGACGCTGCAATGCTTGGGCGGCTCGGTAAACTACTACTCCACCGCCCCGACTACCGTAACAATTAACGGTACCGTCGTTTATAGCAAAGGCGCGACCTCTTGGGACTCAAAAGTATTTCCCGCAGCTAAAGGCTCAACGAGCGGCACTATTACCGTTGCTCACGGCTCGGACGGCAAAAAGAGTATTACGGTAGGATTTTCGACGAGAGTATACTACTCCACCGCGCAAGAGTACGGCGGCAGTATGACTCTTACAAATATTGACCGCACAGCTCCTACGGTTACTCTTGCAACCTCTAATATAACAGCCTCAAGCGTAAAAATTACGGTTACAGCCTCGACTACCGCTAATCGTTGGTGGTATTCAACAAACGGCGGCTCCTCTTGGGTGGAGTTTAACTCTACGGACGGCACCTCTAAAGAATACACAATAACGGGGCTTACGCCTAACACCTCGTACAGCATACAAGTATGCGCGAGAAAAAAGACAAATGATGTAGACGGCTACTCGAGTAAAACCTCCGTAAAAACGCTTGGCGGCTCGGTTATATCCTCCGTGAGTGCCTTTACCGCCGACGCAGCTACGGCAAAAATAACAATGTCGGTAACGGTATACAACACGAGCTACACGCACACGCTCGTTATTAAAAACGGCTCTACAACCGTTTTAACTATAACGGGCTTGAGCTTATCTAACGGCTCGAACACTATAACGCTTACCGCAGCGCAACGCTCTACGGTGCTTGCGGCTATGTCGGCTCTAAAGAGCTTTACGGGCACCTTTACGCTGACAACCTATAGCGGCACAACGCAAATAGGTACCGCCTCGTCGAAAACGGCGACGGTGCAGACGACTTCCGCGAACTCTGCGCCGACATTTACGGCGTTTACCTTTGAGGACTCCAACGCAACAGCCGTAGGCGTTACGGGTAACAATCAAATTTTAATACAGAATATCTCAACGCTAAAGCTGACTTTGACAGCAGCTACGGCAAAGAACGGCGCGACAATTTCGAGCTATTCTGTTGTGGCGGGCTCCAAAACCGCCTCGGGTACCACTACCACAATAACGGTAGGCACCTTACCCGATAAAGGCACCGTCCCCGTTATCGTTACGGCTATCGACTCTCGAGGCTACACGACAGCGGTAACGGTTAATATTACCGTCCTCGAGTATGAGGGTATCAATATTACCGAGTACACTATGCGCCGCGTAAACGAGGTTGAGGACACAACCCAAGTAATAATCGGCGGCGACATTACGCCCGTAACCATTGGCGGCGTAAACAAAAACAGCTTGCGCTATCTGTATTACCGCTACCGCAAGACGAGCGACAGCGCGTATAACAACTACAAGGATATTACAAGCTCCACAGAATACGACGACAGCGGCTTTAATTTTGAGTCCGACGAGTGGTTAAGCCTGGACGCTGACTACTCCTATTATGTGCAATTCCTCGTTACCGACAAGCTGACCTCGGACACCGTTACAATAACGGTACCGCAGGGCACGCCGCTACTTGCGCTCCGCCGTAAAAAGGTGGGTATAAACAAGCGCGAGCCTGCGGCGGCTTTAGATGTTGACGGCTCGGTTATGATGAACGGTTTTAATGTACTCGGACTCGTAGCTACTCTCGACGGCTCGGAGGACTTAAATAACCTCGTGGCGGGCGGAATATACACCCAGGCAGCAAACGCAAACGCGAGTACGGCAAAGCACTACCCGAAAGCTATTGCGGGCTTTTTGGAGGTTATGGCTAACCCGAGCGGATATATTATGCAGCGGTACACCGCATACGATAACTCCGCCGTGTATGTTCGCACCCGATATAATAACACCTGGTACGCTTGGAAAAGCGTTACATTAACCACAGTATAAGGAGGCTTACCTATGGAAATTAGGCAAAAACTTTCTCTCGATTTTGGCAGAGATACGCACCCTATTACGGTATTTGCAAAGCAGAACGACACAAAAACCCGTTTTCTTGAAATTACCCCGCTTAATTGCGGGCAGGCTTACGCTATCGAGGACGGCGTAACGCCCCGCTTGCAGCTTACCAAAGCTGACGGGCATACCGTACTCAATGACGCAACCGTAGAAAACGGCGTTATCGTTGTCGAACTGACACCGCAGGCACTCGCAGCCGCAGGCGTGGCGGTTGCCGAAATCGGACTTTATAAGGGCGAGGCTCTCTTGAGCTCGCAAATTTTCTATATTGATGTGGAGCGGGCGGCTTTCGATAAAGACGCACCCGTAAGCTCCGACGAGTTTAACGCTCTTGTGGACGCTCTCGGCAAGGTTGACGGCTCCGTAGCTGCCGCAGGCAATGCAGCAGCCGCAGCCAATACCGCCGCAGGCAATGCGGACAAAGCTACCACAAAAGCGGGTACCGCGACCAAAGCAGCAAACGACGCAGCTACGGCGGCAAATGCCGCCGCAGGCAATGCGGACAAAGCTACCACAAAAGCGGGTACCGCGACCAAAGC